GTGTCCAGCCAGTGAAGAAGCTGGAAGGCGAGTCACTTGTGAGCGTTGTAAGTTATGTTCGGGTAATACAATCAAAGCTAAATCGATAGCCATCGTTGCACATGGTACAGCCAAGAATAAAGCAAGGAGTCTTATTAATGAACTACAGTAATATAATAACACCTACAGCAATTATTAATTTAAGAGGTGATCAGTTAACCGATGAAGAACACAAACAATTTGAGTCCGCATTTGATCGGATAGTAGACTCCAACGTCAAAGACTGGACTTGCTACCATTTTAAGATTGAGCTGGAGGTCTACAAAATGCCTAGTGACTAGATAATCTTTTTAATCTGTTTCTCCCACCTGAGTCGCTCCTAACGGGGTGACTCTTTTTTTATGTAGTTCAACAGCCTAGAGTCTAAACGGTGGCTCTATGGGCTTTAAAACGGCTCTCATGGCGTCTTGGTTTTATGTGTTATTGTGTTGCCGAATCCCTCACCGAGCGCACTAAAAAAGTTAAAACCACACCAAAACCGAGCAAAAACAGACAAAAACGGTCATTTTACGCTACGTAATAGCCATTATTTCCACTATAGCCCTTGACTCATGGGACCCTGGGGATTCCTAGGTGATTCGCGGCTGGGGGGCGGCATTCACCCCTATCTATAACATAAGAAAATTAGTTTGCCCTGTTTTAAACGGCTACATAATATGCGCTACCCACTTAAGTCAACTACACCCCCTAGAAAAAAAGAATCGTTAGTTTTCAACCACATATAAAAAAACTTAAATTATTTACTTGTATTATTCTGAAAAATACAGCTATATAATAAGTAAGAGATACAACGTAAGTATATACTTAAGATTTTAAACTATTAGTATATATATTAATATAGTTAATAACGTAAGTTATAACTTAAGTTTAATGATCGAAAGATCTATTGTAGTCTTAAAACTATTTCCCCTAAACCATGACGAATCTACTCAAATATTATTTAATAGAAGTGGTCATGCTGAAGAGGGGATTCTTATTTCCACTATAGGGTAGTAATAAAATGAAAGATGCACTTCCTTTTAGTGTAGTTATAGCGAACAAGGTTCGTAAGGGTATTCGTAGTGGAGTACCAGTAAAAGATATTATGGGTTCGATACAGAAGTATCAGTACGCACCTGCTTCTACAACTACATTCTATAAACTTTATGGTGGTATAATATCGGAAGAGAAAGCTGATATTGTAAGTCGTATTGGTGATGTTGTAGTTCAACAGGCATTAGACGGTGACTTTAAGTCTCAAGAGTTATATTTAAGATCTAAGGGAGGTTGGTCACCTACATCTACTGTAAATGAAGTAGAACAAGATACTGACCCTGACACAGATGAAAGTGCCATAGATTCACTTATGGTATTATTAGGTAAGAGTTCTGACCCCGAACAAGGAAACTCTGATTATGATGCAGACGAAAAGAATTACGGCTGACGTACTTCGGGACTTACCCACTGAAAAAGTACAAGCCTTATTAAAACAACTGGGTCCTAAGAAGTCAGAGGAACTAAGACATAACTGGGATTTTTGGGCCAGACCTGAACAACTTGAACCTGAAGGTAATTGGAATGTTTGGGTAGCTCTTGCTGGTAGAGGATGGGGTAAAACTCGTGCTGGAGCAGAGTGGGTTAGACATAGAATACGTAAAGGTGATAAAATAGTCCATTGTGTGGCTCCAACTAAAGGTGACGTTCGTCGCGTGATGGTTGAGGGTGACAGTGGGCTATTAAGTGTATGTTGGGCTGGAGATAAGACATATAAGAATAAGGTAATAGGTTATCCTGTTTGGTCTCCTACGAATAATACCTTAACATGGGAGAATGGGGCTAAGGCTGTATTCTTCTCAGCAGAGGACCCAGAACGATTACGTGGTCCACAGGCATACAGTGCTTGGGCTGATGAGTTATGTGCTTGGAGAAACGCACAAGAGACTTGGGATATGATGATGTTTGGTTTACGGTTAGGTCGTAGGCCACAACTCTTTGTAACGACAACGCCTAAGACAACAAAGTTATTAAGGGCTATACTAGAAGATGACAAGACAGTTATCTCTAAAGGGTCTACATACGATAACTCAGCTAACCTAGCAAGTACATTTCTAGATGCTGTAAGAAAGACATATGAGGGAACTCGTCTTGGTAGACAGGAACTCTATGCTGAAATACTAGACGAGGCTTCTGGGGCTTTGTGGAGTAGAGAGTTACTAGCTAAATGTGAGATTAGAAAGGGTGATGTACCTGACCTAAACCGTGTTATCGTATCTATTGACCCAGCTATAACATCGAAGACAGACTCTGACTTAACTGGTATTGTAGTTGCAGGAGTAGATGTAAACGGTGTAGCTTACGTACTAGAAGATCATACTGGAAGATACACACCTCAACAATGGGCATCTAAAGCAGTAAATCTCTATTACGAGCATATGGCTGATAGAATTGTAGCTGAGAGAAATCAGGGTGGAGATATGGTAAGACATACCCTTCACACAGAAGATGAAACAATCCCAATTAAGTTAGTACACGCTTCAAGAGGCAAGATGGCAAGAGCCGAACCTGTTTCTGCACTTTATGAGCAAGGTAAAGTAAAGCACGTTAAGGGATTAAACGAATTAGAAGATCAGATGGTACAGTGGGAACCTTTAGGGTCCAAAGGATCACCAGACCGTCTTGATGCTTGCGTTTGGGCAATAACGGACCTTTCATTAAATGGATACGCCAAGCCCCAGTTAAAGCTGGCATATAGTAACGCACAAGGCTTAAAATAAAATGTACGAAAAGCTCTCTGAAACAAAAGCCAAGTCTTATCTTGGTGTAGCTGGTGATAATACCACAAATGGTCAAATTAGAGCAGATGAATTTCTGCCAGAGTTACGTGGTAAACGTGCTATACGTAAATACCGTGAAATGAGAGATAACGACAGTACGATTGGTGCTGTCATGTATGCAACAGAACAAGTACTAAGAGATGTTGATCTTAAGGTTATGCCAGCAGATGATTCTGAGGCGGCTAAAAGAGAAGCTGATTTTGTAGAATCTATATTTAACGATATGGAACATACATTAGACGATCATATATCAGAAGCTATATCTTCTTTATCTTATGGCTTTGCTTGGTTTGAAGTTGTATATAAAAGAAGGATTGGACCACAAGAGACTTCTGGTAAGAAGAACTCTAAATATACTGATGGTAGATTAGGTGTACGTAAGATATGTTCTCGCGCACCTTGGACAGTTAGCAGATTTGAAGTAGACCACAAAACAGGTTATGTAAAAGGTTTATATCAGGATGTTGGTTTTCGTGGTAATACACACTTTATTCCTTCTTCTAAGAGTCTTTATTATAGAACTACTACTGTTAATGGAGATCCTTCTGGTAGATCCATACTTAGGAACGCTTATACTTCTTATGAGTATCTTAATAATATACAGTCTATTGAGGCTATAGCTATTGAGAGAGAACTAGCTGGTATTCCAGTAGCTCGTATTCCAGCAGAGTACTTATCTACAGATGCTTCTAGTGGTCAAACAACATTCGTAAATAACCTTAAGCAAATACTTAGAGATGTTAAGTTTAACGAACAAGGTTATATAATACTGCCCTCTGATACATATCCAGACAAGGATGGTAGTCCAACAAGTCAAAAACTAGTTGATGTTGAATTAATGTCTTCTAACGGATCTCGAAATATAGATATAGATCCTGTTGTCAGAAGATACCAACATGACATAGCAAGAAGTGTATTATCTGAGTTTCTTATGCTTGGTGGTAATACTGCTGGTTCTTATGCGTTGTCTAAGTCTAAGACTGACTTATTCCTACGTGCATTAGAAAGCTACATACAATCTATAGTCGATGTCTTAAATAAACAGCTTGTAGAACGTCTATGGCAGTTAAACGGACTAAACTACAATCTAATGCCAACTATTGTAGCTGGTGATGTAGCTCCACACGATCTAAGAGAAATAGCTTCTTTCCTACGTAACTTAAATGGTGCAGACATTAATGTAAGTGATCACCCAGAAGTTATAGAGGATCTTATGAATATTGCTGAACTTCGATATGATGCAAATGCAAAAGTCATGGAGGAAGAGGAAGAAGTTGGAATAGCAGAGGAAGACGATGCCTAGTTTAGCAAATAGAGTATTTGACAACGGACTTACTGTTTTAGACACAGAAGCAAATAGAATAGATATAACTTCACAAGAAGCAACTACTTATGCTCAAGCAACATCTACATACAGTTTAGGTAACTCTACTTCATTAAGTATAGCCGCACCTTCAGATAGATCAGGTGGTGGTAGAGAGGTAGTAGCATCTGCTATATCAAATGGTTCAGTTACAGGCAACGGAACAGCAACTCATTACTCAATAGTAGATACAGGAAACTCCAGACTTCTTGCAACTGGAGCTTTAACTGCAAGTCAAGTCGTATCTTCTGGTAATACTTTTACACTAGGGTCATTTTCCATCGGTATTCCTGACCCTGCATAATAAAGGTCATGTAGTATGACAAGTAGGGTCCTACAAGAAAATACCGATTTAATACTTACTGAAAACAGTAATGTACTAATAAATGATAACTTTATTTCCATCGAGGGGTTTGTAACTGGAACACCAGTAGTATCAACCTCTTCTATTGGGCAACAGCATAATATAACGTGTACAGGAATTACAACTAGTCCTGTTGTTGTATCAACGTCTAATATATCTCAGCAACATGACTTAAGCTGTAATATAATAGTTACTGGTAATGCTGTAGTAAATAATGCAGTCTTTAATCAGATTCATGGTCTACAAGTTGTAAGTTTCACAACAGGGCAACCTGTAGTTTCAAACAGTACCATGATAGAAGATGAAGCAATAAATGTTCCGTCTTTTACAACTGGAACTCCAGTCTTACAAACGACTGCTATAACCCAACAACATAATTTATCGCCCTATAATATATTAACACCTAGCCCTGATGTGGGAGAAACTGATGATCCTACTAAACAAGAAATTGAGGAATTAGAAGAGATGTTTGGTGGATGGGGAAGAAGAGCTTACGAAGTACCTGATGGAAAGCTAGTACAAGCTGAACGTGAAGTACAAAGAACTTATGGCGATGTTATATCAATAGATAAGAAAGCTAAGTCTTTAATTAAGTTCGGTAAGTCTGGTGATCTTACAGCTAATAATGCTTTAGAGACTATTTGGACTGTAGGTGGAAATGAAACTTACGTAGCTGGCAACACCATCGCATACATATCATCATCTTCAGCTTCAGATACGGAAGAGATAACAATAGAGTCTCATACTGTAACTGGAACAGGTGTAAACAGTGTATTTACTTTTGTTACACAGAATGTAACTTTAAATGGTCAAACTCCTGTAGCTTTATCAACACCAGTTGCTCGTGTATCAAGAATTTATAATAATGGTAGCTCTGAGTTAGTTGGCAGGGTTGTTGTGTATGAAAATACATCAGTTACAAATGGAATACCAAGTGATGTAACTAAAATACATATAGATATACCTGCTGGTTTTCAACAATCATTTAAATCAGCTACAACTTTTAGTTCTTCGGACTATTTTATACTAACTGGTGCTTACGGATCTGTAAGTAAAAAACAATCCGCATCTGTAGACTTTTATCTAGAAGAAAGACAAGCAGGTAAAGTGTTTAGACAACTAGGTTCATTCACTGCATCTTCTGATGGTGGAGCATTTGATATAGAGTTTGATCCATCTATTATAATAAAGAAAAACTCAGACGTTAGATTTAGGGCAGATACATCAACAAATAACTCTGTCGTATTTGCAATATTTAAGGGTTATTTAGCTTCGGTAACTACCTAAGAGTACATAAGAAAGAGAGTCAATAATGAAAGTAGGGTCAAGAGTATCTTGGAATAGTTCTGGTGGAACAGCTCGTGGTATTGTTCGTCAAATCGTTAGTGACGGAAACGTACCTAACATACCAGTTAAGGTTACAGGTACTAAAGAAGAACCTGCCGCTCGTATTGAGATTATTGATGATGACGGTAAGCCTACAGGTCAGATGGTGGGTCATAAGGTTTCTACTCTTCGCAAAGGTCAGTATGCAACTGACATATTTACTACCCAAAGAGAAGCTATTGCAAGAAGCATGGACATGGGTTTAGATGGTGAAACTCATATACACGAGTATGATGGTCAAGCTGTGTTTATGCCAGCAAAGAGTCACGAAGAGTACATAAGATACTACGAAGTAGAAAGCTACGGTGAAAGACCAGAAGAGATGCAAATGGAAGAACCTTCAGCAGATCGTATGGAAGCACTAAGAGTTATTATACAAGAGATTATGAAAGAAGAGTTTGCTAAAGCTGAATACCAAGGTGAAAAGGTAACTTTAAATAAACCTAGACGTATTCAAGGTGGAAACAAGAAATTTGAAGTGTTTGTTCAAAGTGGAAGTAAAGTAAAGAGAGTTACATTCGGAGATCCTAACATGGAGATCAGAAGAGATAACCCTAAAGCTAGAGCTAACTTTAGAGCAAGACATTCCTGCGATACAGCAAAAGATAAGACATCTGCTAGATACTGGTCTTGTCGTATGTGGGAAGGAGGCACATCAGTGTCTGATTTAACTAAGAATATAGAAGGTCAAATACTAAAGACTGACGAAGAACAACGTCTAGTCTATGGTTGGGCCTCAGTCGTTTCTGAAAAGGGTGAACTTGTAGTTGACCGTCAGGGCGATGTGATTGAACCTGATACGCTCGTAAAAGCCGTAAACAACTTTATGGAATATGTACGTGTCGGAAAAGAAATGCACAAAGGGAGTCAGATTGGAGTTGTTATACACTCTATGCCTATCACTAAAGAAATAGGTGATTCCCTTGGCATACAGAGTGACCGTGAGGGCTGGATTGTGGCTTTCAAAGTCTATGACGATGATGTCTGGGCTAGAGTCAAGTCTGGTGAACTAGCGGCCTTCTCTATTGGGGGTCGTGCAAGCAAGGAGGACTACAGTGCCTAACCTTTTAAAACAGCTTGAACTGGAAGAATTGTCTTTGGTGGATCGCCCAGCAAATGCACAAGCAATGGTTTCTTTGTACAAGCGTGACAATTCCAATGGAGAACATATGGAACAGAAAATCGAAAAGGTGTCTGAAGACACAACTAAAGCTGAAGCACCAGAGGTAAATCCTCTAGAGGCTGAAGTAGAAACACTAAAAGCAGACAACGAGCGACTAACAAAATCGCTTGAAGAAGCAGGTTACATTGTTAAGTCAGATGTAATCGAGAAAAAAGTTGAACCAGAGTATGTTGAGTACGAAGGGGAACAGATCAATAAGGCAGATATACCTGCGCCTATCTTAAAGGCTCTTGAAAATGCTGAGATCGAAAAAGCTGACATTGAGTTGACTAAACGTGCAGAGGAGTTACTTCCTCATTTTAATGTGGCTGTAGCTAAACCTTTAGTAAAATCTTTTGCTGAAGATGAGGCAATAATGGAAGCTCTAAAAGCGGCAGATAAGACGTTTTCAGAATCCATGAAAGAGTTTGGTAAGTCAGATGCAGATGGCGAGTTTGCTACTTCTTCTGATAAACTAGACGCTCTTGTAAAATCTTACATGAGTGAAAATGAAATGAAAAAAGGAGACTACGCCAAGGCTTACGCTATTGTTGCTAAG